ATATACGATGTTACGTTTTTTACTAACAAAACACCTTTAAACTATTTTGGATTATGATAGTTGTAGAAAAGTTTTTAACTACTTTGTTTGCTGATTTGCCTTTGATAGATGGTTTTACTACTATTTATGACTGGGGGAACAAACAGCATCTACTTAAACTACTTGAATTATATTCAAAAGAAGCCAAAACAATATATCCTTTAATATACCAAACATCAAACTCAAGTACTCAAGGTAAAGATGAGTGTGAAACACAATTAAGTTTCGTATTAGCTTGTCAAAACTTAAATGTCGATTTGATAAATAAGCAAAGATGGGCAATGAGTTATGAAAATGTTTTATATCCTTTAGTTGAAAATATTGAAAACATATTTAGAAGTAGTGGTAGCGTAACGTGGAATAATAGTTATAAAATTTCTGAATTTCCTAATTACGGAAACGGTGAAGAAAATTTTACTATTGACAAATGGGATGCTATCCTTTTAGAAACAACAATTAAAATAACAAACGTACAAACGTGTAATTAAAAAAATAAGAAACAATGGCAATATTAACAGGTACAGATTGTGCCACAAGCAGATTAGGTAGCGGTTTAGAAAACTGTCAGCCAATCGAAGGTTTACCAAATGGTGTAATCTTAACACCTAAAGGATGGAGTTTAAACAAAACTTCGGGAACTTTTGACAAAGCATACGTTCAAGAACAAGTACAATTAGGGAATTTTATTCCATTAGTTGGTTGTTTTGAAGCAGTAGCAGAAACACCTGATGCAACTACTCAAGAAAGTCAATCAGGACTTATTGAAGTTGTAAGACAAGGGAAACCAGTTTTCACTTGTACTTATAAAAAAGGATTAGCTTTCCAAAAGATTGCTTACTCTTTTAACTCTTACCAACAATACGATGCGTTAATTACTTACGAAACTGGGTATATTAAATGTGCAGAAAGTGTTGATGGTGTATCAATAAAAGCTTTATCAGTAGGTATGTTAAATACTAACGGATATACTGAAAACAACGGTACAAACTCAGCTTCAACTATTTTGAAATTTCAAATAACTGATCCATTTGAGTATAACCGATATGTAAATCTTTTAACTGATTTGGATTTTAACCCAAGTACTGAATTATTTGGTATTACTGATGTAAATATTGTTGGTAGCGCAGATGTTTCAGAAAACAAAGTTTACATTAATCCAACTTGGGTGCATAATGAGCAATTCCCAATTACTGGTTTATCAGCTTCAAACTTGCATCTTTTTATAAATGGTGTTGCAAATCCTATTGTTGGTGCTATTGTTTATAATTCTGTTCTTAAACAATACGCAATTACACCAACTGGTCCGATAGCTTCTGGAAATACTGTTTTTGTTGAGCTTCACGATTTTACTAATAATGTTGCTTGTGCAAAAGTAGGAAACAAGTTTTATAGAGGGAATACTGGTACTTTTATTGCATTACCATAACTTTTAAAATATTTAACTTAAAAAGGATGTATGTTACTATATACATCCTTTTTTTATATCTTTACATAAAATATATATTATGATACAAATATTTAACGTACAATTATTTGGCAGTGATGCCGATTGGTTTTGTAACTTAAGTGTTACAGAGCAAATATCTTGGATAAAAAGTAACACAAATCAAGTTAATGATACTTTTATTAATCAGTTTTTATCTAATTCATTACACAATAAAAAGGATTATTGCTTTACTTGTAGAGATAATAAACAAAAAATATCAATAGCTAAAATAGTAGAAGATGGGAATATCAGCGAAGGAAATGAGCAAGAGGTTACAGCCGTTGTTGAACCAACAGCATCTAAAAAACCTCGTAAACATAGAAATAATTAATAACGAGGAAAAGTTAGTTGATGTCAAAAAACAACAATATTTAGTAGGAGATATATTTAGTAACGGTAGAAAAGCTAAATACTCTAAAAAATCAAGAGTTTCAGAAGGCAGTAGTGAATTATATAGAGATTTTAAAAACAGATTAAATCCAAAAGCTGGATTAGGTAATGTAGATTTAATTTTAAGTGGTTCTTTTATAAATAGTTTCTTTTTAAAAGAAAAAGGAGAAGGCTATATTTTTGAAGCAAGTGATTCAAAAGCAGATGATTTATTAGATAGATATGGAGAAGATATTTTTAATTTAAACAATAAAGCATTTAATGATTTTTTAATTAAATATGTTAAAAAACCATTTACAAGCGAAATGAAGAAACAATTAGGACAATAAATGGCAAAGTATAACTCAATAGAAAATATACCCGCAAAACTGTTTTTTGATGTGTTAAACACAAAAGATTATAGTTTATTGCAACCTGATAATGAAAATGAAGATTTAGAAGCTGTTTTTATTGTAATTTATGATGATTTTTTTATCAAGTCAGACAATCCCGAAGCAAAAAGATATTTAAACATAACAACTAATATTGCTTTTTTAGAATATAAATTAGCAACAATTAAACAAGTAATGGAATTTGCTTATTTTGCACACTTAACAAAAGAGATGCGAGATAAGTTATTAAAAGCATTAGAAGTTGGTTGCGGAATCTATATTGATAAAGAAGCAGATTTTACCGAAGAAGTGAAAAGAGTAATGCAAGTTGAAACAGGTATTATTGAGAATGATTTGACTATGGAAAAGTTAGAGTTAAACGCTATGACAAAAGTAAGTACAGAAAAGGCTTATGATTTTTACGATAATATTGTTTCTTTGAGTAATGTACACGAAAGAAATATAGACGAAACACTTACATTAGCTATGTATATAGCTTTAGATAAATCTGCAAAACAAAAAATAAAAAAACAAAACAATGGCAAATGATGGTTTTATAGAATTTTTAAGTCCAGGGGCATTAACTGAACTAAAAGAAGCTAGTGCATTAGTTGATAAATTAGCTACTCAAATATCTGCTATTAGCAAATTTAAAGCACCTAAAAGTCCAAGTGGAGCTGACAATGCTGGTAAAAAAATGGCTGATGATTTACTTGCGCAAGAAAAAGCTATGGAAAAAGCTAGAGCAGGACTTCAAAAATTATCAGACGCACAAAAAAAAGCTGAATCTCAAAGAAAAGCATCTATAAATGCAGAATGGAAAGCGTTTGAAGATGCAAAAAGAAAAGAAAAAGAAGCATCTGATAAATTATTGGCTACTGAAATAGCAAATGCAGAAAAAGCAGCGAAAGCGGCTATTGATAAAAATAATAAAATTATTCAAGCTGCTGAAAAAAGAGCAGAAAGAGAAAAGCAAATTGAAGATAAAAAGGCAGCAAGTATTGCAGCTTCTCAACAAAGACAATTAGAAAGACAAGCTAAAATAGACGAAAGAAATAGTAGAACTGGTGCTAATTCTGCTATCCCTGGGATGGGTTCAAAAATTGCAGATTTAAAAGCACAAGAACAAGCTCAACAACAAGCGGCTAAAGCAGCAGAACGTGAAGCATTAGCCAATGATAAACTAAATTCTGCTTACAATCAACTTAATAGCGCAAGAACAAAAGCAAAAAATGTATTAAGAGATTTAATTGCAAGTGAAAGTGCTTCTACTGCTGAAATAAGAAAAGCACAAAAAGAGTTTGATGTTTTAGACCAAAAAGTTAGAAAAGCAGATAAGGCAGTAGGTGATTTTTCTAAGAGCGTTGGAAATTACAAAGGAGCATTATCAGGCATTAGCAACTTAATGGGTGCTTTTGGCATATCAACAGGAATTTATTTATTTGCTGATTTAGTTAAAAATATATATCAAACTACTAAGCAATTACAATCATTGGATTTGGCTTTAAAAATGGTTAGTGGAAGTCAATCTGAATTTTCAAATAATCAAGTTTTTTTAACACAATTAGCTGAACAATATGGTATAGAAATTCAAGGACTTACAAAAAACTTTACTGAATTTTGGGTAGCATCAAAAGGGAAACTTGAAGCAGAAGAAATAAAAGAAATATTTACAAGTATTTCTAAATCGGTTGCTGTAATGGGATTGTCTGTTGAGCAACAAGATAGTGCTTTCCTTGCATTGCAACAAATGATGAGTAAAGGTACTGTACAAGCTGAGGAATTGAAAAAACAATTAGGTAACGCATTACCTGGTGCTGTTAAAGCTGCTACAATGGCTTACCAAGCGTTACACCCTGAAATGAAAGTAACGGAAGAATTGTTTATGAAACAAATGAAGGCTGGTAAAATTTTATCTTCTGAATTGTTGCCTGAATTAGCCAAAGCATACGAAGTTTTGTATGGTATTGAAAATGTCAATAGAGCTGAAACATTAGCTGCTGCACAAAATAGACTTAGTAATAGTTGGACTGAAATGGTTCGAACTATGAGTGAAAGTAAAACAGGCGGTATTCAATCTTTTTTCAAAATAGTTTTAGAAGGGTTAGGGGCTGTTACAAATAAACTTATTCAAATGAATCAAAGTTGGGAACAGTTCTATTCTAAATCTGAGCAATTAGGTGCAAGTATGGCTAAAGGGTTTTTTAATGAAGAAATGGTAAATTACCAAAATAGAAAAACATTAACAAGTAAAGAAAAACAAGACATTAAAGATAGAGTTTCTGAAATAAATAAGGAAATTGTAAAAGCACAACAAGAAGGTCTTGGGCTTTCAGTTGGTATTTTGCAAAGTGAAAAAGATACTTTAATAGAAAAAATGTTTTATTCCGATCCTGCAAATAAAGAAAATAAATTAAATGAAATAAAAAATAGAGCAAAAGAGGCTTACACAGATTTTGCGAAAGAATTTAATAAAATACAAAAAGAAGCATCACAAAGAGCAAGTCAAATGAATTTTACTGATATAGGAGATGATAACAGAAATGACTTTATAGCTAATTATAAAAGCAAAAAAAAGCAAGATTTAAAAATGTTTATGGGTACTCAACAAGAACTTATAAATATAGCAAATGCAGAATTAAATGCTTTACTAAAAAAGAAGGCTGCTTCTCCAATTAAAGAAGAAACAGAAGCCGAAAGAAAAGCAAGAATAAAGGCGGCAGAAGATGAAGAAAGAAGATTAGAAGAATTGCGTAAATATGCTTATGAAAGACGTATATCAGATTTAGAACGTGAAAAAGAGCAAATAAAAGATTTACGAGATTTAGAAACTACTTCTTTAGAAGATAAATTGTTTTTAGAAAATGCTTTTGCTTATAAACAAATTCAAATCAATCAAACCATATATGATGAAAAGGTAAGGTTAGCCAAAGGTAATGCTGATTTAGAAAAAATAGCTTTAAATGAATTATTGACTGCTAATGAAAATGCTTTGTCTGATAGTTTGTCTAGGCAACAGAAATTAAAAGAAGATGCGTTAAAAACAGATGCTCAAAAAACAAAAGATTGGTACGAAAAAAACCCGCCTATGTTTTTTATGACTGATGAAATGCGTAAACAATATGATGAAGCAAAGAAAAAAATAGAAGATTTAAAAAAAGAATTTGCAGATTATATTCAAAGTTTTGAACAAGAGTTTTTTAGTAATGCTGGTTTTGCAGATACATTTGATTTCTTTGTAAGAGTTGATGAAAACAACAAAACAATGTGGGATAAACTTAATGAAAATGCGTTAAGTGGAAAAGAAAAGTTTGCTGCTACATTCCAAGCTATATCACAAACGGCGCAAGAAGCATTTAATTTTATATCAGAAGCATCACAAAAGAATTTTGACGAAGAATATACAAGACTTGAAGAGCAAAAGAATATTGCTTTATTATTCGCTGGAGAAAGTGCATCAGCACGAGCAGAAATAGAAGAACAATACGAACAAAAAAGAAAAGAAATAGCAAGACGTGAAGCTAAAGCAAAACAACAACAAGCTATATTTAATATTGCTATTGATACAGCACAAGGTATAATGGCTACTATTGGTAAAAAAGGTTTTGCAGGATTGCCTTTAGCATTAATAATAGCTGCAATGGGTGCGGCTCAAATAGCAATGGTAGCAAGTCAAAAAATACCTCAATATTGGAAAGGTACAGATAATGCAGAAGGTGGTTTAGCGTGGACACAAGAAAAAGGTCGTGAGATTATTACAGATAGTCAAGGTAGAGTTAAATCATTAGGTAGTGATAAAGGAGCTGAGCTTACAATGTTATCTAAAGGAGATAAAGTATTCACTGCTGAAAAGTCTGCTATGATGTTTGATAATAGTTTAAATAGTATGCTATTGAATAATGGTATAGTTATGCCTAAAATTGAAGTATCAATGGACACTAAAATATTAGGAAGTAAGTTAGATAAAC